AGGCAGTCATAGGTCTTATACTGACCAGTCTGCTTGTAGATCGAGGTGAGGAGGTTCTGGAGGGTGGTTTCCGTGAGGTCAGCCAGGTTGCCAGAGACAATCGACGAGGAGGTGGCATCGTTAGAGACGAACGGAAGGCAGAACTCGTCAGGGACGATGGCAGCGGTTTCGTTGGTGTCCTTGTCGGCAGCCTTAACAAGCCACTTGTCAAGACCACGGGTCTTGTAAGGAACGATGTTACCAGAGACGGTCTTTTCAGCCTGAGCAGAGTTGGCGGAGCACATCGTCTTTTCCATGTCACGCTTGAGCATGGTCATGGCCTTAGAGACGTTGTTCTGGAGTTCATCCTTAACGCCAGCAATGTTGGTCACGCTGGACTGGGTGAGCTTCGAGACTCTCGTGGAGCGTCTGAAAATCTGGATGAAGTTGCCAAGTTCGTTACGATACTGCTTCGCAGAGGTCTTGACGAAGTTTTCGTAGTCGGCAGAGGTAACGTCGGTGCCGTCAATGGTGCCGTCGGTCTTGGGTTCAGGAAGGGAGTCAACCTGCCAGCGGAAGAAGGTCTGCTGGGGCTGAGAACCCTTTCGGGCCATCGACGTGAAGGGGGTGTCCTTCGCATCGACGAGGGAGATGAGGTTGGCGATTTCTTCTCTACGACCAAGCTTGTTGGCCTGGGAGAGATCGCGTTCGAATAGCATAGGCATAGGATTTTAGGATTTAGGGATTAGAGGAATCTAGATACCGCCTTTTTAAGATCATCACGACTCTGGGTCTTAGCATAGCGTGAAGCGACATTTCTGGCGGAAGCATCAACAGTTCCAGAAACAGTCTTTGCAGAAGTAGGCTTAACCTGGAGATTAGGAGCCGAGTTTTGAACTGGCTTCTTGATTCCTTTAGCATTCCTCATCACTAGTCCAGCAACGTAATCTCCGACAAACAACTTATGGTCAGGGAAATGTTTGAAGTTCTTGAAGTTCTTCATCACTTCCTGGGCCAACTTGTATTCCTGAGACTCGGGCTTGCTATACCAAGGATAAATTGTGGAGGCTTGCTTATCAAATTCAGACTTTTGTCTGACGAACTGAAGCTGACGGGGGAGGTGCTCCTCCATCGCTCTCATCGAGTTGATACGCATTTTATGAACCTGATCCGAATTATAATAGGTTTCCCCAATTTGGAATCCGTTCGGGTTCTCCTCGCACATATACCGAAGTTTTCTGGCTTGCTCGTATTCAGTCTTGACTCTGGCTTCATCAACCAGGTCGGCAAACGGATTTTCAGGCGTAGGTTCTGGGATGGAGGACGAAGCCTCAATACCATCTAACTTAGCCTTATACGAGTTGACCTCTTCCGTCAGCTTTTCAACCTGCTCTTCAGCCTGCTTTCGCAGGAAGGTGAGCCTATCAATACGCTTCTGGAAGCCTTCAGATTTAACTTCTGGCTCGGTCTGCTGCTCTTCTGCATTTGAAAGAACATCGTTGCCATCCTCCGCCTTGGGGTCCGCTTCTGGCTGAAGTTCATCCCCGCTAAAGGATTCTCCGCTGTATTCGGCCTTGTCTTCCGTTTGGACTTCTTCTGAGTTATCCGAGGTATCAGAATTTCCCTCAACCTGCTGTTCGGCAAACAGGATGGATTCTAGTCTTTTGCTAAAATCCGGAATTTCATTGTTAACGATTCCGACATCGTTCTCCGCGGGGTTTAGTGCTTCACCGCTATCAGCAGGATTGTTATCCATATGTATTGTTGGAACAGCGTTTCAATTAAGTCACGCAGAAACTAAAAAGTAGAAAAACAAGAAACTATCGTTTGTCAACGTTTTTTCTATTATGCTTTATTAAGGCTTCTTGTCTAGTATCATTAAGAAGGTCTTTGACATACTGAATGCCGTCAGCTCTTCCGCATTGGTGGGCACGCTTGGACTCTTCTTGACTCTGAGAAACGGCGAGAGAAAGCTCGTGCTTTTCTACGTCGTTGATAATCAACATGATAGAGTCCCACAGGTCGCTTTCGTGAAAAAGCAGGGACGTGAATACCTTATTCTTTTGTTCTTCGGTCATTCGGTTTCAGGTTCAATAGGTTCGCCAGTTTCCATCTTTTGCTTAAGTTCGTCACCAACAGGGGTAACGCCAGTTCTGCCAATCTGGGCATTTTGCTGCTGCATGATGCTCATTTGGAGGTTCTTTTGATAGTTCTGGAAAAGAGCCTGGAATACGCCGTCAGACTGAGCCATCTGCTGTGCCTTGGGGTTCTTGGACATGATGTCCTGAACGGCCTGCATCTTGACTCCAGCCTGCGGGTCGTTTTCGGTATACTGAGCCTCAAGACCAAGCATCATCATAGCAAGGTCGTTCTGAACTTCCTTATACTGCTTCTGGGTGGCGGTCTGCTGGTCGATGAAGATGTTCTGGGCACTTTCAGGAGCAATAGCGTCAACAGTAGCCTTGATTAGCTTGGCTCTGTCGATGTTGCCACCAGTATCCATCGGAAGGACGAACTGATTGATTGCCTTAAGTTTTTCCAGAACGTAGTTGGTATCAAGTTCTCTGACATCGAACCTGACGGAGAAATCGAACATCTGGTTGATATCGATGCCAGAAGCCTCGAGTTTAGTTCCGGTGATTCTTTCGATTTCCTCAGGAAGCATATACTGCATGGCAAGGCAGAACATCTGCCTGTAAACCTGCGACCAAGAAAGGAAGAAGTTGTTAACTACGAACTGCTGGGTCATCTGCGTGTGCGTAGGAACTACGTTAGGATGGTAGAGACCGAACATCTGTGCGGTCTTCAGTTCAATTCTTTCCATCAAAGCAAAGGCAGTCTGAGGAGTTCCACTAGGAGGAGGAAGCCAAGCATAGTCATCCTTGTTGGCGACAGGCAAAAGTTGTCCAGGTCCGATTCTCTGGTTGTTTCCAAGTCTTCTGGAAACAGTCATAGGAGGCATAACCTCAAAGGCGGTTCTGTCACGGCTTGCGTCGTGCTGTGCCTTGAGTTCTTCCTGGTCGGTAAATAGAATCTCAGGAATGCCTCTGGACTCCACGACAGGACGACGAAGGCGTTCTCTTCTGAGTTCTACGAAAGGATATTCCCCGTGTGCGTAGTCGAGGACTTCGTGTTTGCCGTATAGGTCGTTTTCAACCTGAGGGCAAAACACAGTATAATGGATTGCAGCCTTTCCGTCATTATCTAGTTGTCTTGCGTAGGCATAAACAATCTCGATGAGGTTGTTGGCCTTTTCAACGGCGTTAGGGACGGAGTTGATAAGAGGAATAAGGTTGGAGTCGTGGAGATATCCAGACTTTCCAGCCGTATTTACGGCCTCTTCCATGAACTCCTTTGACCATCCTTCGCTGAGTCCGATGTTTTTCATCTGGACTTCGCTCATGAAGGTTCTCTTGAAAATCATTCTGGCTTCCTGAAGTTCGACAGTCTCGGGCGGGAAAGCAATTTCGTCGAAAGGCTTTAGGGCTGCGACGACAGGAAGGTTCTTCTGGATATACGGCATCTGGTAATCAGACCTTCCGAACTTAATGAGATTCTTTACGACCTGAGTAGCCTCTTCTTCCGTGCAACCAAGGGACTGCTGGACAAGCATCTTCGATAGGTCATCCTCTTTTCCAACCTTGATGGATTCAAGGACTTTCATCAGGATGCCATTTCCCTGTGCGGCCGCAAGTCCGATATCCTCAAGAGTGATGGTTTCGGTTCTATGTGCGACTCTTCTTTCCCATCCTACATGAATAGCAGACCAGCCGAACTGAAATGCGTATTGAGCCCAAAGTTCGGCTTCTCTTTCAAGTTCAGGTCTGATTCTGTTCTGAACAATCCACATCATCAGAGTCTGGGCTGCGGCGGACTTTTCAGCGTCATTGATTTCAATTCCATTAACTCTGATGTTAGCCCTCTGCCAAGAGGTCATAACCAGCATAACGAGCTGATTGATGGTATTGTCAATAAGCCTGTTTCTTACATCGGATGCACCCTCAAAAGGAAAAGGCTCATGACCGAGATATTCTTCGTGCTTCTTGCCGTCGTCGCTTTGACCTTCCCATCTGCACATTCGCTGGTCGTCAGAGGTGGTAAGTCTGGACATATTGCCACCATAATACAAAGAACGATTAAGTTCGTCGTTCAGGTATTGGATGTCAGGCTTATTGTTGGAATAGGCAATCTTGTCAGAAGGATTGCCCCAGATTTGTTCAGACATAATAGTTTATTAATTGAAACAGATGGAAAATCAATAAGAACCTCCGCCCATCGGTTTGAATGACTGGTCGTCTTGATGGATGGGGTCCATGACTGCAAGGTATCTAAGGGAGTCGATAGGGTCTTTAGTCGCACCTTTTTCACCGTCCTGGCCAGTCCACTCACGCAGGGAGTAGATGAGGTTTTGACATTTATCGGAAATAAAGAGCTTTGGCTGATTTATAGCTGACAGAGGTTGCGAGCTGTCAAAAGATAGCCAGTCGTTGATAATTGCAATGCCTTGGTCGATTTTAATGCCAGCAGAAGGCCTAAAGAACATAGGAGTCTCGCCCTCGCCAAGAAGTTCAATCAAAGAGGTCCCACCCTGATGCCCAATAGCCTGGGTTGCTCCAGCACGGGGGTCAATATACCTCTCAACTACCTCTTTTCCGTCTTCGAGTTCGAGAATAAGCTTTTTATACTCATCCAGACCCCTTCCTGCACCAGACCTTTGAGCAGGTCCTTCACGCCCATCAGGGTCTGAGTCAGGCAAGGCCCATTCCCCGTATTTTTCGTCTGGGAATTCCCTGTAAATAAAGATTTTTCCGTCTGGAGTGACCCTTGCCCAAAGCATGAACCAATTTCTTGCTCCAGCTGGGTCGATTGCCATGTAGTTTGTGCCTTCTTCCGGGATTTCTTCGTCTTTGACGATGTGCGTGTCCGTGAATTGCGGGAATTGCGAGCCGACAAGTGCTTGCGCCCAGCCATACGCTCTGATTTTCTTTTCATAATCTGTTTTAGAAGACAATTCTTTCGCCATTCTCTCGAAAGACGAGTAAACATTGAACTTTGAGTGAAACCAGATAATGCCTTGGTTCTTATTTCTACTTTCTGCGGTAAAAGGCATCTTTCCTTTAGGGCATCCAGGCACATGAACTAGGTTTTGTGCGAGAAGTTCTGCTTTTTCGGTCTTCAAGAACCTACAACCGCTTACATACTCCTTGACTACCTGGGAAAATCCATTGATAGGAGTGAAAGTAATCAGCAATTTGCCTAGTCTGGTAAGGATTCGGTAACGCAACGTCTGCACCCAGTCGAGAGGAACAAGTTCGTCGCACCAAATAAAGTCAGGTTCGCCACCTTCGATGACTACTTTATCCTGTGCGTAGTTCATGAAGATACATTGAGACCCGTTAGGGAAGACGAAACTGTTGTTTGAGAACCCGTTTTTCAGGGAATACTGGATATTTGTGACTCTACCTTTCTTTAGCGTCTTATATTCTGACGGCACATACTTCCAGAGAACGTTCTGTTGCATCTGGATTGAAGACATGGAGGTTGTATGGATGCACCAGACGATAGAATTAGGCTTGTTTACGAGCGTATAAATAGCTCTCTTGGCTGCATATTCGGTCTTGCCAGCACGATTGCCACCAAGAATCAGCAATTCATCCTTTTCCTTGAGCAGATTGTCGGCTTCAGCCCAATGAAACGGCTCATATCCGTGCCTGTAAGGGTCGGACTTCTCCGCTTGAATCTTGTCTTCTCTAAGTTGAATCAGTTTTGCAACATAATCAAACCCCTTGGACTCAATCATCTGGCGAAGAGAATCTTCATCAGGCTTCTTGAGCACGGGATGCTCAGTCATCCTTTCAACAATTGAGGACGGGTTCACTTGAAAAGGGCGGAGTTTAACTGAAATACTAGGTCGGGTCTGGCTTTAACAGTTTCACGAAGCTTTGCTTCAGAAAGGTTATACTCCCTGTTTTTTTCCCATCTGGCATCATTTTCGGCAGCCATCTTTGCAATGCCTTCAAGTGATTCCTTGGTAACAGTCATTCCTCCGATGTCTTGGACTTCTGAATCAAGATAAGAGTCTCCCTTGGAGTCCATGTGCCTGAACGGACCTACTCCAGCCAGAGTTGCAATATCTTTTACGTCGGCATACTGGCTGACAGGTTCTGCAAGAAGGCGACCCATCTTGCTTCCTCCCCACTTTTTCGGGTCTAGACCAAGTTCTTTTAATTTGGCATCCCAACTTGCAAGCGAGGAAACTATCTTCGACTGTCTTTTCGTAATATTTCCCTCTTGTGCTTCTATTTCTCTAACTCTTGCCATTTCTTCTTCAGTAAGACTTCTGTCCTGAAGAATGGCAATATTTTGAATAGTGTCAGACTCTCTTGCCAAGGCAAATTCTTTAAACGCTTCAGACTCAATATTGGAAGCAAGCCTATTAAGCCCAGGATATTCAAGTCTTAGTGCTTCGATTTTCTTTTGTCTTTGAATTGCGAGTTCGATTTTCTTCAAATCTGCAAGCGACTTCTTTGCATTCCTCCTGAGTTCTTCAGTATCAGCACGATAGCTTTCTCCTTGAGGTGCTTTCTTCTGCGATTCGAGTCTTCTTACAAGTTCTTCTCTTTGAATCGCAAGTTTTACCTTGGCGTATTCAGGATCGAATTTAGGAATGAAACGTTTTCCAGTTACTGCTTCAGTCGTAACGGACTTAAAGTCAAACGGCTCTGAAATATCTCTATACAAAGGAGCATTTCCTTCTGAAAATAGAAATTCTCTTGGACCAAACTCATCCTGGATGTCCATCCAATTAGACCTTAATGCAGATTCTCTCCAATCTCTGAATCCCCAATAGGATTCGATAAACTGTCGCTTGTCAGGTTGAGACATAAATTAGGGGTCTATTCATTTGAATAGTGCTGAGTTTAATTGAAATACCAAGTCGGGTCTGGACTTAACGGTTTCACGAAGCTTTGCTTCTTGTTCGATATAGCCTTTGTTTTTCTGTCTGCTATCTAGTTCTGCCTCATCCCATCTTGCCTGACGGAAAGCAGGTTCAAGAGATTCTGTCGAGAACTTTTGACCATCAATTTCAGTAACTTCAGCATCAGTATAAGTATTACCTTGACTGTCGTAATTTTTAAAAGGTCCTACTCCTGCAATTGAAGCAATGTCTTTAACGTCAGCATACTGGCTTACAGGTTCAGCAAGAAGTCTTCCAGCAAGATTAAATCCTTTAACGTTTAGACCCTTTTCAGTAAGCGTATTAGATGCGTTTACATGAGCAGATTTATATTCTTTGCTTCCGATGGTTTGCTTTTCAATTGCACTAGCAATTTTTTCTCTTTCTGCTTTCAGTTCTGCTAGTTGCTGCTTTAGTTTTTCCCATTCAGGCTTATGAAGCTCAGAAAGTTCTGGATTAAATTCTCCTGACAACTTGCTGGTAAGATCACGCAGTTCATAAAATCCAAGCATAGCTTCCGTGACCTTGATTTGTGAATCAATCACACGAGTAGGCTTCATCCCAGACTCATACTTGTCATAGATTTTTCTGACTGTTTTCCAGTTAGAGTCAAAGTCCGCGTCTTCTTCTGCAAGTTTTAGCATCTTAGCATCTCTTGACTCAAGCCGTCTTGCGTTCTCAAGATTCTGCTTTTGATTGCTTAACTCAACTCTTTGAGAGTCAACTTTTCCCTTCAAATCAGAGTAAGGTCCTTGAAGTTCCGCTTGCCTCCAATCTGGAGCATCGGCAAACTCTTGAAGAAGTGCCTGAAGCTTCTTATCTTGAAAATCAAAAGAACCACTAAACCACTTAACCTTCTGTTCCAATGATGCAGGCTGAAGGATGTCAGGTAGAACCTTTCTTTTCCATGAATCGCCACCATCCAACGGCCTGTCAGCTAACGGAGCACGAAACTCTGGCTCAAATGAGCCTTGTCCTCTCTTCTTAAGCCAAGCATCTGCACGTTTTCTCCAATCAGACGCACTATCGCTTTCCTTAGGTGGTTCAAAATAACTTACATTTGGCCTGTCTTGGCCTTGTATGTAAAACTTTCTTGCCCTTTCAGTAGCCGCACCTTCTGCGTCACTAATGTTTACAGTTCCATAAGTGCCGTCATCCCATCCCAAGTAATAAGGGTCGAAGTATTGATTAGCCATAACTTACCAAGCCTTGCAAGACCAGTATCTGGCCTTAGTCTTAGGGCCAGGGTTAGCACAGTTATGCCTCGCTCGGAAAGACTTCCTGCGAGCAGGATTGTTCTTCTTGATGCTCATCTTGGGGTCGCCAAAACGAACAATCTTAGTCTTGCCGCCAGCCTTGACATAGACAGCAGACTTCTTAGGGCCACCAGGAGTCCTGAACGGCTTGTTAAGGGTAACCTTCCTTCCGTTCTTGGTAGCCATATTACTTCTTACGCTTGCAGTTGCAATCCTTGCCTCGGTAGTTCTTAGACTCACGCTTACCGGCCTTTTCGCCGTGCATAGCCTTCTCAATCATAACCATCTTGTTATGGCCAGACTTAGCTTCAGCCTTTTCGTGAGCCTTACGGGACTTATCAGAAGAGTATTCCATAGTTTACAAAGATTGTTGGCGTGTTGAAAAAGTCAACCAGCAAAAACTCTTCCTGCATTATTTACCTTGAACAAGCCTACCCATCTACCACCCCTATAAACCGCCGTAATGATGCTGCCACGCCTCAGGAACGAGGAGTCCCTTACCAAGACATTCTCCCATTGTCCTCTGATTTCGCAAGCAACCAGTTTCTTGTTCGGAAGAATTTGTTTTACAATTGCAGGACATCTGTCAAGAGCATTGACCTCTGGCTTAGTCTCGACAACCTCAACCTCTTCCTGAGCCGTAGGCTCATCAAATTTTATATTTTTGACAGACAGCAGCCTGCGAAGGCCGCTGTCGGTCCACAAAATAACAGGATTGCCGTTAGAGGTCTTGTCAAGAACCCAGTCAACGCCCTCCTTGTAATCGTCCGACCTTCTGAACTCGACCAACTCCTTCTTCGTAAATGGCCAAGTTTCAATAATAGTCTTTTCTCTGAACATATTTACCACCAATATACCTAGCACCCGCCAAAAAACAAGCGGGGGGTCGCTATTTTTCTAGCGGGGGGGGCGCTAGATTTCTAGCACATATAGTAATAGAAGATAATAATAGTAGATAATAAAAAGAGGGTGCTAGTTTTCTAGCGTCTTGACAGCTCTTTTTTGTAAAAAAATTGTCTGGGGCAGGACCATTTGATTCTACGGATTTTTACAAGTGTAAAGACCCCCTCCCCCCTTTACACTTTTTTTACAAATCCGTCATAAAGCCTCCAAACGAGCGTAAAACGATCATAAACGCTCCAAACGCTCATAAATCAGTCGATTATTGTCATATTTGAGGCTTCCCTTTGGCGGTCAGATCGGTCATATTATTTGAGTCAGGGCAACCTAAGGGTCGAATGACTACCACCAGCCTAGCGAAAGGCGGGCGATCGGCGTGAAACCCTGTCGCACCCCCTCTGACCGAAGCCACGGACGTATCTTTGACATAGGGCTAACCACGCCTGCCAACAGAGGAACTGCGACACCCGCCCTAAATGCCAAGGCGTAAGCGTGAGCGTGAGACAGTAGGGCAAACCCTACCAAGTAGTCCCGAGGATTAGCACTATCAGGGATATGTCAGTAGAAAGCGTGCTGACTAAAACGATAGTGCGGTAACTTAGCACTCGGCCTGTTACGTAAGTCATAATGGATAACATATGCGGTAGCACGCTAGAGGACGAACCATCAGTAGCGTTGTGTAGTCGTAGTATTCGAACCTTCTTACTTTCGCCCGTGTGGGGCAACTCGCAAGAGGAATACCAGACTAGTAGAGTGAACCAACAGCATCGAACGTCGAAACACATAGGAAGGTAATCAAAAATGACGCAGAAACACAAGTGGAACACGTCCTGGAAGTTCAGCGAAGAGACCAACGCTCTCGTTACTTCTATCGAGTCTTCCTTCGATGTGTCTGATGAAGCCAAGCGAGTCCTCCGACTTCGCGTGGCCGCATCTGGTAAGACGCTTGCCTACATTGTCTCCTTGGAGTCTTCCTTGGAGGCTGGTGCTGGCTTCTTCCATCCTGCCCTTATCATCAGCCCTCACAAGCTGGATAAGCGTGGAGACATCATCGAGAAGCTCGAAGGACTTGGCATCGAGAACCCGTTTGATATCATCATCGGGTAATCGGTAACCAAGTGCTCGTCAGGGAGGGGAGTGTTGGAACGCTCCTCTCCCTTTTTACCTTCTCTACCTTTCGTGGCACTCCGCCACAAACTACGCCACCTAGATTGGTGGTAACCCCAACAAAGAAGGCTATGAAGCACAGCGAAACCCAAGTGCTCGATGCTTATCTGATGGCGTGCAAGTTCCGGGATGCTCAGTCCCAGAACCTGTATCGCCTCCGCAATCCGAGTGCGGCCACCCTACGCAAGCAGACCGACCTCTTCAAAGGTCTGGTCGATGTGTTCGGTGAGTCAGAAGGCAAGCGACGCTGGATGCAGTATCTGCACGCTCTCAGGAACGACAAGAGCAAGGCCAAGG